ACCCTATTTTAGCATTAATTTTCTAGACGCTAGTTACGCGCATTCCCAATTTTAGTAATCAGCAACTTTATGAAATGTCACAAATAGAAACAAACCCCCTTTTAAATCCCACGCACATAGTTCAGTTACCCATGCAAACCATGGAAGTCAAACCAACCACACAATCAACAAATTTTAGAGTAGATCCATCTTCTTTTGTTAGAAGTCCATTGACCAATTTTTCAGATGAGCAAATGAGTTGGCTCAAATTTGCAAGTAAAAATAAATTTGTAGCAACGGCTACGTGGCCGATTTCAACAATAGGGTCATGGTACACTTTACCTCTTGACTTTAATTTAGTCAAACAACTCATACCAATAGGCTTAAGTTTTCAGACGTTCTTTAACATGAACACTCTTTTAATTAGTGTAAAACCCACTTCCAACGCCTTTTTTCAGGGTTATTCCAAAATCTTTTTTGTACCAACTTCCACAACTTATTATGCAGATTTATTTGATTTCCCAGCAATTCTTCCACTGGAGCGATTATGGCAGCTTGAGAGCGTCAATATTTCTCCGAAGACTAGCGACGAAATCAATTTAGAAATACCAATTAATTTTCCACTCGAGTTTTTTAAAGTTATAAATGATCCAATTAATTCAGTAATGGATTCTTACATGAGCTCCTACAGCTGGGGTCACTTGCTCTTTTATGCAGTTTCCCCACTTAACACCACCAGCACTTTAACCAACCTTAAATTTAACATTTCAGCACAAGTCCCAGATTTAGCATCTGCAGGAACCAATTTTTAAATGCTCGGACAAAAGATTTCAAATTATTTTCAAAATCCCACGGATGATTTAGCACAGCAGTATACTCATTTAAACAATTTTCAATCAGGAGGCTTTGCAAGTTTTTCAAACTTGCCTAATTCTTCAGATTGGAAAACAATGTTTGGCACTGAAGCTCCACCAGTTTCACAATACAACAACACTTCAACACAACCAGAGTTTAGTAGATTCTCATCTTTAAATTTTAACACATATGATTTACCATCAAATGATGTTTTGTTTCCAAATGCTACCAAAGCACCTACATATCCTTCAGATACACCAGCTTCGAATCCAGCTGAGTCAGTTGAATCGGCCTCTCCAGAGGTTTCTTCTGCAGAAGCCGCAACGGAAGCGGCCAGTTCAGCTATTCCTAGCTTAGCTGTTGGGGTTGCAGCCTCAACATTGCTAGATTCATTTAATAGTGTCAACAGTTCAAATAGTAAGATACAAGCCGAACAAGGCAACGGTCCTAATGGACATGCTTTCGATGCTGTTCTACATGCAGAGCAACAAAACAATTTAAATTCAGATTTTTCAAATTTTAGAACCGCCGCTATAACAACCGGATCAGCTTTTGGTCCTGAAGGTTTAGCAGCAGGTTTAGGAGCAGCAGCAATTTCAGGACTTGTTCAAAATTTTACAAGCTTAGGTACAGTAGATCAAAATACGACAATGTCGACAGGAGGAAATCTTGTTAATGCAGCAGTAACAAATTAAATATGGAAGTAATTTCAACAACAACCCCAATTCCACCAACTGGAACAACATCCACGTCAACCCCTTTAGGGATATCAGGAGCAATGTCACAAACAACTCAGCCTTTAACAAATCAATATTCAAACAGGATAACAAAAATGACCAGGACTAACGGTCTTTATTACGGTAAGTTTACAATCAATGCAACAAATGCTACAGGCACGAATCTTTTTTCTTGGCGTTCAAAGTACCCATTAGGTAATGGACTCAATAATTATACAAATGTCCAAAACGGAGATACAATTCGATACAATATTCCTTGGGACTTAATCCCAGTTTTTTACAGTAAACAGTCAAAAGTGGAATGGAAAGTAGAAATGACCCCAGTCAAAGTTGCAGACTCAAGAGTCTCACTTGACATAGTTCATAATTATACTGATCGCTCACCAACTTATGGAACGGGTATTTTAAATAATGACTCAATTCATAAGATGATTGACGATCAGGATGATCCTTTCGACTTCATTCCTCCTCAATATTTTCCAACCAAATTAATTCAAACAGACGGGTATATTAATGCTCAACTTTCAATTGCCCCAATTAGAATGCAACCAGCTTTTCTACCGACGACAAGGTCCACAGTTTATATTAGGAATCAATTTCAACCCAACCAAATGCAACCTAGTAGCTTTGAAGTTATTGTCACTTTGGCACCAATTGTTAGGAACGCGGTAGGTTTCTCAGGAAAGAAACTACTCCGCGTAATAAATCCAGTTTTGAACGATTACGTTCCAATCCCCTTTTTTATGAATTATGAATAATATCTCTGGAACACCAACACCAACTCCCACGTTAACTTTAAAAGGTTTAGATTCAACTCAATCACCCACAATAGAAATTATCGATGATATATCATTTAAAAAATTCATGCCCACAGGAATTACAGTTGTTATTGATACTCCATTGGCCAAAACAACTAATAACGCGCTTTTCGCAATTAACGTAGATGGTTTTATTCCAGATTATGTACTAGGTAATAAAGCCTGGTTTAATATTCACAAAAATATGTTTCCAGTTCAAAATTTTCCAGAAACTTTATCTTATGTTAGAATTCTCAAAGAAGAATGGATGAATCCCGCTCAGATGCCCTACTATTCGCATCGCTACATGAGAGGGAACGTTGGAATAGGTTTAAGAGTAACATCAAACACATCACAATCAGGTTCAATAATTGTAGCCCAAGCTTCAGGCGTTCAACGTAGATTTTATGCACCAACTGAACAATATATAGGACTACAGTTCTTAAATAGTTCAGATGGAGTTTTGGATTATTCTCCGGAATCTTTCATGCTCGCAGATTTATCTCTAAACAGAAATGTTGCAATAACACCAGTTCGTAAAGATCCAGTTGAAAAAATGGATTTAGTCTACAAGCTACAGGGCGTCAATTCAACTCCAGTTCCCGCTGGACCGACTTACAATGCTCAGAACAATTTTTCATCTCAATTCACAGAAGATTGGCTTCTATTTGGCACGTTGGCTGGAATTCCGAATTCCAACAGCGGACAGATTACAATTTCAATATTTTTCGATTATTCAGGTGTCAACTTTGACATGCCACTTTTCCCAATTATTCCCGTGCCTCCAGCAACTTTTTCAAAACAAATTTTATTAGTTACAGACACTTTAATAGCTTTAGCAAACGGCAATAAAAGTGATGCACGATATCTTCCTAGAGATGAAGGATTGTTAAGAAAAGAAGGTAAAAATATTACGGTAGAATCCCTTAGACAAGGAGGATACCTTTCCATCAAGGAAAAAGAAAAAGTCTAAAAACTCGTTTCTGAACGGGGTAAAATAATTTATTTACTATTTTGGCGTTCTGATCTCACTAGAATTGTTATTGAAGAGTATCCAGTTTGATGTATTCGCTGGACTTTAGAATCATCCCCCTCTATTGTATCCCACTCTTTAATTTACATTTTTTAGTCGTTGGAATAATATTATTTTAGATAAATGTTTTATGTAAAAAATTTAGTTAACGCTAATTAACTGTGATTAACTTCTATTAATGTAACTCGCGTGCATATGTACACCCACGTAGTCGTGGTACCGCTATCTTACTTAGAGTGGACGAACTTGTTAGAAGTATTCAAAGAAGTTATTTCGGTCATCAAGAGAACAGTCTGAGTCCTTAAATGGAGGTTACAGCTTTAGAACATTAATTAACACTTAAGAAGTAGATTATGCTCAGCTTTTTGGCTAATTTTGATAATTGGAACTGTCAAAGTTAAAGAGATATTTTAAGATTCCCGGCGACCGTAGCGGATAGAACAGCCGTTAGTGTCACACAGTTCAATACCGTAATTTTTCCCCTTTTTTAATGCAGACAACGAAAATAGAGATGGCAGAATTTACAGAACAAACTTTAATCACAGACATGTCAACCAGTGAACTCTACCACTACATGCACAAAGTGCACAAAGTCAGTATCTCAGTTAGGAAAACTGACACAGACACAATATTCAGATACCCAAATGGCTATTCGATGTCGCTTCCAACAAAAAATGTCAAGGAAGATGCAGACCATTTTTACTTGCTACATTTGACTGAAGAACAAGCCAATGAAACATCAGGATTGATAGCAACAAAAGGTGTCGTTGATAAATTAGACAAAGGTAAAACGCAAATTTCATTCGTTGAAAATACACCAATGACCAAGCGGAGTACTATTTACTCCAATCACAAAAATTTCGTCCCATCGAAACGACTCATCACCACAATCACTCCAAAATTGCTTAAATTTTTGGAAAGTAGTGACTTAATGCACGGACTTGATGGTGAAACTAGAGGTCCAATTCTGGTCAAAGAAAACTTCATTTTGATCCCAATGAACCTGATTAGTTTCAGATTCAGTAAAGAACAATTTACAACCAGATCAGTAACACCAGCCTTGTATCATCGCCTTTTGGCCTCAGTTTCACAACAAGACATGGACTTGCAACAATTTGCACAAACGGTTGTCATTTTGACCAGAGTTCAAATGACATACCTCACATCCCCAACAGAACTCCAATCACTGCTCTCATTGTTCACCATTCTCATTGACAACAATATAATGGTGCTAGCAAAACAAAGAGATCATATCTCATGGAGTAATATGGACGTCTGGGATGAAATCATGAAACATCAAGTATTGATTCCAACACGTGCAATCGCATATGAAACAATCCCAGAACTAATGAAGCAAACAACAAAGTACACATCACTGGGACAGTTCTCATTGGAACCAGTCCTTTTGAAAGAACTGGCAATCAAAACTCACAAGTCAATTGATCTTAACACGATGACAAAGGAGGAAATCAGGTTAGCGTACCAATCAGGACTCCTTCACGTGTTCACACCAGAAGTAAAAGTTCTCCGCATCAAAACAGACTTGCTCAACTCATTTGTTAAAGATCAGTCCACTTATGAGTCTTCTGAGGAAGAAAAAATCACCAAATTCTTGGTGGACAAACGTATGGTCGAACCCAACTTAATAGAGGCTTTCAATGCAACTGTTAAGTTTATGGAAGAAAATATCTCCATAGGCATAATGCGCAAAGTGGTTGCAAAGATGGCTCAGTTTAGAATTGACTCATTTTACAATCCCTCACTTAACGTTTTGTACATGAAGAAAAACGTAATTCTTCCTGATTTTGACTCACAACTCAGATATCAAAGAGTCGACTTTGTCAACACACATCTTGAAACAGAAAAGAGATTAGCACAGATTGCACAGACTGAATTCCTCTTATTCTCAAAGATTTTAGGAATCCCGAAAACAAACAATGTCTACAACAACTTCGAATTCATTTTCGAAGTTGCCAAGAAAAGAAGACTCAATATCAGGCCAATCAGCGACGTGGAAGACAGCGACACTGAATGCAGCGATACTGAAACGGAACCACGACCACCCCCCAAAAGAGCACCATCGTTCCAACAAGATACAGACTCTGAAGAAGAGGAAGAGTCCACACCAGAAGAAGAGAAGAAACGAGGTTTCTTCTCCAAATTGAAATCAGCAGTTACGGCACCATACACAATGTTCTCAAACGTTTGCGGAAATGTCAGCAACGCTGCTTCTGAATTGACTGACTTCACTACCAAGATGAATCAGACTCTTGGCGAGTTCAACAAAAAGTTGGAGAACACAGGAATGAAAGCAAGTTCAGCAGCTTATCTTAACTCAGACTTCACAAGAGTTGATAGCACTTTTGCATCAGTGAAGATGATGATCAACGCCTGGTTTAACGACTTGGTGACGAAAATTTGTGAACTTATTGGAGTAACACACACACCAAAGATAGATGCAAGTCTCCTTTTGTTCTACTACTTGGTTTGGAAAAGCAATGATTGTCAGGTCATTCGCTTTATGATTGTCGCAGATGTTCTAGCGCAAATTGGACTTCTCGACTTCGCGATGAACATCTTCCGGGGTACTTATTCAGCTCTCAAGAAGCTAATAAGTGAACCGGCAACCATCAACGACGAGTTTGACAGAAAGTTAGAAGAACTTTCAAATGGAATCGTATCAGGACGAAAGAAGAATTTGAAAGTCATCAAAGCAGTCAACGACAAGATAAACGAACAACATGAAGAACTCGAAGGAGGATGGATTGATTTCATTCTCGAAAACTTAAAGTACGGAGCACCACTTGCAGTCGGAGTAACAGCCACTGTTTTGTTGAGTGCCTTCGGCGTTAAGTCGGCAATGGACAAAAAATCCCTTGGAAGTGAAATCATTCAAGGAGCAAGGAATGTCTCATTCTTAGCACTTGGCCTCACGGCAGTACCCAAAATCTTCGAAGTTATCATGAAGATCGTTAATTACTGTGTAGATCACGTAAAGGCGATTTTTATCAGTGACCACCAAACAGAACACACAATTTGCCTTGAAGTTGCAGAATTCCTTAAAAGAGCAGACTATCATGAAGGAATTTCAGAGAAGATCTTCTGTAGGTGCATAACAACAAATTTGCACTTTCTTTCCCACTACAAACAAGGATTAGAACTTGAAAAGAAGATCATGAAAATAGAACCACCAGCATTAAAACTTGAATTCAAGCAGAAAATGAGTTTGATGAAGAAGTTGTATCCCATACACAACAGCGCAATGAGACTTCTCGTTGGACAAAGAGAGATCTTCCACGTCCAGAACTACTCGGCGATGGCGGGGGTCGGTAAAACCGACGTCTCAAAACAAGTTTTTGCTGTGGTTCAAAATGCTTTCGACATCGAAGAAAATTACATAAACAAAGCACTTGGAGAAAAACTCAATGAACCACGCTCAATGCTTTCCGACGTGTATCCGATGAATGATCAACTCAACCACGAAGATATGTATTATGGGCAGGCCTATGGATATCTTGACGAGGAATCTGTTTTTACTGAACCAGATAAGGACACACTTATTGGAAAAATGACTTTGTTGTCAGGACAAGCCAAAATTTCCAATCAAGCTGCGTTGAATGACAAAGGTAGAATTCTAGAACTTAAAGTTTTAGTTAGTAACACCAACAATCCATTCGTTGAATTCAAAGGGATGATCACACCATCAGCTCTATGGCGCCGCAGATGCCTTTTCAAAGTCGAAGTGAAAGAGGAATTCTTGACTCAAGGAGAAGCAGGACAACCACCCACCATCAACGATGAAGCAATCATAAAAGCCGGAATCAACAGAACAAAAGGAGAACATCTCCTGTTCACCTATGTCAGCTCAGTCGATCCAAAAATAACACCGATTGACAAGGCTTATGTAAACATGAGCGTCACCCAATACAAGAAATTGCTTGTTGTCCTAGCGAAGAAACATTTCATTAGAGAAGAAGGAAGACTACAAGTTAATCCAGTAGTCTCAGTAATCAGGAATAAGTTTGAAGTGCTTCGATCCACTTATGAGAAACTCTTCGAAAAGAACTTGCCACAAGCCGACACACCAGAACACGTACAAAAGATTATAGATGTCTTGAAAGGTGTCAATGTGACGCATGAAGGTAGAGCCGTTTTGCGTGACTTTGAACGAACCGCTCAGTACACATGTGATGAAACTGACGACGCAGCAATTCATTTCAATACACCGGAACCAATCTCCTTGATCAAGTTTCAAGGGTCAGTCTCTAAAGTCTGCTTGGTTGTCAAAAAGCACAAAGGTAAGGAATACTATGTTCTAGGACATAGTGATTCTTCTTCGCGTTCTTACAATGGCAAAATTGACTTCACAAGATTCAAGACAATCAGAGTTGGAGACGATTCAATAGTTGCCTACGAACCAGCAGAAAGCCACAGCAAGGAATTAAATCCAATTATTCTCCATCACTTAATGGATTTTTCTGCCTGTGATTCACCAAGAGAATTCAAACTGAGACAACAAATCGCCATTAAAAAAGCAGCAGGTATGACCAAAAGCGAAGAATGGAAAGCAACATTTTCAATGTTGCATTACAACACACTTCGAGTTGTTAAGTCAACATCACAATGGATTATGGATAACGTAGTTCAAAGAATTGGAGAAGGAGTTCTCAATGGTTTTTGTATTGCCTTTGCAGTATTGGCAAGCTTCTTTGTTCTCGGTACAATTGGATCGTTATTGGCGCCCACGCCAATTTCCTACAATCGTGTTCATGACAAAAAAGGCCTGTTGAACACCCCAGTCACGATCAACGATATGCACACGAACTGGGAGGGTGAAATAAACATCGCAAAAGCAGCAACTTATAAAGCCTACTATGCAATCAACGGACGCTCAAGATCAGGCATACTACTCGGAATTAAAGGTTCTTTGTTCTTAGGAAACCGCCATTTCTTGGAAGCCATCACAGAAAAAGTCAAAATGCACATCTACGACCATAAATTCGGTGCAATAAACTTGGATGACTCTATGAAAGAAATCGAAGTAGGTCCCAAAGACATTAAATACCAACCAGGTTGCGATTCAGCAATGGTGCACCTCCGCGGATTCAGACCAGTCAGAGCAGTCTTGAAACACTTTGTCACAGAAAGCGACTGTGAAGACAGTATGATTAATTTCAAATATGTCCCAACAATAGCACTTCTTCTCAGAGACGACGAGAACGCGTTCGTTAAGTCCGGATTCAAAGTCAAAAGAACTTGGCATTCAACTGGATGGGTTGATTCCTATCCATGCGATTACAACAAGATGGTTGTAAACCACCCGCATGATCGTGTGATGAGAGTCAACATCCAGTACAAGACTGTACCCGGAGATAGTGGATCAATTGCCATTCACGAGAACAACAAGATTCAAGGAAAGTTCTTGGGACACATCTTATCACATCAAGATGGTATGAATACAGTCTACATTGGAGTTGTCACACAGGAGATGTTGCAAAAGATGGCTTCACAATTCCCACATGAATCACAAATTGAGACCATCTGCAAGGAAGGCATTTTGTTAGAAGAAGGACACGTTTTGAAAAATGTGTTCAAATACAATGACGAAGTGTACAAATCACCTCTTCCAAATCAAGGAATCAGTCGTGAATCAGGATTCAAGAAAAGCCCAGTCCATGGTGTCTTTCCTGTCACAACATCACCAGCAATTCAACGTATCACTGATGAAAGAATCCCGCCAGGATCAAGACATTTCTTGGAGAATGCGTTGAACAAATCAAACGGAACCTATGAAGTTTACATCTCACAGGATGACGAAAAGTGGATGAAGAACCACTTAAAAAATACTTACATCAAGTACACACCTGGAATTTCACACACCAGGATGTATTCCACAGCACAATCAATAACCGGAATCAGATCAAAAGGCTCATCTGCAATGAACACCAATTCCTCACCTGGGCTCTTATACAAATTAGAACCAGGCCTGAGTGGCAAGAAAAATCTCATTGCATTCAATGAATCAACCCGATCCTACAACATCTCTGAAAGAGTGTTCCACGACGTTGAGATGTACGAACAGATTTACTTAAGCGGAAAAATCCCCCACAATTGGAAAGGGGAGTTTCCAAAGAAGGAACTTGTTGGTCCTCACAAAATCTCAGAACCCAGAGCAAGAACAATAGGAATGGGTAATGCAATTCACCAAGTTGTATATGGCAAACTTTTTAAAGACCTACACACAAACGTCAAGAACGTATGGGACGCCGGCAAAGCCGGTCCATTCGCACTTGGAATTGATCCAGAAAGACACTGGTCTCAAGTTGCTAAACACCTTAGGTACCACGATTACATGGTTGACTTTGACGTAAAAGGTTGGGAGGAGAAAGTTTCCACCCGATTTCTTACGATGGCAGCAGATGTCAAAGTTGACCTCATTGAAATGGCCTACGCTTCACGAGGAGAAAAATGCCCCAACATTAGACCAATCGCTCACGGATTGGCAATCGACTTCATGGACACCGAAGTCGTTTTTGAAGACGTTTTTTACCGTAAGAGAGCTGGCTTGCTCTCTGGACATCCAGGCACGTTCATGGAAAACACTGAAATCCACCACATGATTGTGGGCCTTGCAGTCAAGAAAATTCTTGAAAAAACCCACCCAGCATGGGCAACATCAGATTTCATTCTAGAACATGTTAGGACAATTAAAGCCGCAGACGACATTGTTATTGCAGTTTCACCATTGGCTAGACGCATTGTCACAGTAGAAGCCCTAGTTAGTTCTTATGCAGAATTAGGCTTTGAAGTAACAGCTGCAGACAAGTCAAAGAACATTGTCGCAAAAAACATCACAGAAATCCAGTTCTTGAAGACGCATTTTAAACCATGCGCAGACGGATTTACACCACAACCCAATCTATCAATTATCCATCAATTGTTTAATTGGATCCGCGATGACACCAAACTCTCGTCTCAAAAGCAATTCCAGATTAATCTCGAAAATGCTTTTAGGTTCGCATTTTGGCGCGGAGAGGAAGAATACGAAGAAATTCGCAAAACCGCTAACGAACACTTGATCAAAATGAACATGTGTTGGAATATCAACTACGAAGGTATGGCTCAAGTTGTTGGTCAAGAAATGACCAACAGAGTCGCAACCTATCGCAGTTGTAATCCTAGCGCTGTAGCGGAATTGGAAGATTCCCTCACCCATGAAACGATTTAGTTTTCACAAGTTTTATTTTTTAATATCATATTTAATCCTATCTCAACCGGCACTTTGCAGGTTGTTAA